CATCTAAGGTGGAAAATAAGGTTGTTACCGAAAAAGAATACAAGGTATTAAAAACAGATAAGATGTTTGAAATGATGGTTATAGAGGCAATTAAGTTTTATGATTCTCGTATTCAACAAACCATTGTCATAGGAGATAAAACAATTAGTGAGAAATTCTTACCTAGCAAGGTTACTGAATATCCACTTATACCATTTCATTTTAAATGGACTGGTACACCATATCCTATTAGTGCAGTCTCCCCACTTATTGGAAAGCAACAAGAATTAAATAAAGCTCATCAGCTCATGGTACATAATGCATCGCTTGGTAGTAGTCTTAGATGGATGCATGAAGAAGGTGGTATAGATACAGATTATTGGGAGAAATACTCATCATCACCTGGTGCACTTTTACCAATTAGACCTGGAGCAGCTCCTCCTACACCAGTACAACCAGCTCCACTTAATAATGCATTTTTTAGTATTGTTAATGAAGGCAAACAAGATATGGAATACCTAGCTGGTATATATGCATCTATGCAAGGAGATACTGGGGCACAACACGAAACCTATCGTGGTATGCTGGCTATGGATGAATATGGAACGAGACGTATTAAATACTGGCTCAATAATTGTATTGAACCTGCACTTAGGCATACAGGTAAGGTAGTAATGGAATATTCTAAATCTGTATATACTAGTAATAAGGTATTCAGAATTATACAACCTAATGCATTGCAAGATGTTAAAGAGGTAGAGATCAATGTGCCAATGTATAATGATATGGGTAAGGCAGTAGGTAAATATATGGACTATGAATCTGCTCAATTTGATGTCAGGCTTGTAGCTGGATCTACAATGCCAGTTAACAGATGGGCCTATCTTGAAGAATTAAAGGAACTTTTACAGCTTGGAGTAATTGACGATGTAGCAATTCTCGGAGAAGCTGATATTAAAAATAAGGAAGGTATCATGGAAAGAAAGAGCCAGATTGCACAAATACAAGGACAACTGGAATCTATGGAAGAACAAGTTAAGGAAAGAGATGGTACTATAGAAACCCTGACTAGACAATTAGTACAAGCTGGTATTAAGGCTAAGGTACTAATGGGTGCATCTGAAGTAGATAAGAAGGTTCAGGATACCAAATCAAGACTTGAAAAAAGTTACTTAGCTACTGACTCTCAGCAGAAAGTTTTGCAGGCCTTAGAGAAGGCTGAAAGCGAGAAAGCTCGGAGAGATCTGCAGGAGCAAGTAAGGAATTTGACAACTAACAATAAACAAACGTAAATTAGGAGACTATATAATGGAAGAAAATACGCAAAAGGGTAACCTGGATATGGAAACAGTAATGCAAGGCACTACTGACACATCTAGCTCTACTGATGCTTTCTTCAACGCACTGGAGAGTGACGTCAATAGTGTAGTAACACAAGATAACTCTACTAAAACAGAACAGGTAACCCCTCAGGTTGAGGGCTCCTCGGATGCTGGTAATAGTGGAGAACCTGCAGTAGAAGCAAAGCCAGATATTGACTGGGAAAAGCGATACAGCGATTCTACTCGGGAAGCACAAAGGTTAGGTGCCGAAATGAAAAATCTCGAACCACTGAAACCTTTGTTGGAGGTAATGAAGAAAGATCCAAACTTGATTCCCTATATCAGGGACTATCTCGAATCTGGTGGTAAACCAGATAAGACTGTCCAGGAAAAGTTGAATCTTGCAGAGGACTTTGTTTTTGATCCTCATGAAGCTGTTACCAACCCTGATTCTGATTCTGCAAAGGTCATGAATACTATGGTAAACAAGCAAGTCGAACAGCGAATGAAAAAACATGTTGGTGCTGAAAGAAAGCGTGTTGCACAAACACAAATCAAAACCAAGATGATTGAAGCTGAAAAAGACTTCAAGGAACGCCATAATCTTACTGACGAGCAGTTCTCAGCATTTCAGGAAAAGGCAAAAGGGCATCGAATGACTTTGGATGATGCATTCTACCTGGTGAACCGTGACAAGGTCCAGCAGAATGTTGCTAATGCTTCTAAAGAAGATACCCTTCGCCAAATGAAGAATGTACGTGACATACCGACAACACAAGCTGGCAGTAACAATGCTGGTGAAATAAAGAAATCACAGGGCGATCAAATACTTGAAGCTTTACAAGATATTGATGGTGGTATTGATGATTTGTTTGGATAGCGTGCATTGAACGAGAAGTTCTTAAACAATAAATAAAGGGGGGTAAATCATGGCTGATTTATTTCAAACAAGCAACCTGACTGTCGTTGATGTTGACTCGCCTTCTTCCGCTGGATCTGGTTTAGATACTGGCGATTTGAGGAGAAAATACAACTTCGGTTCCCAGGTTTCTGAATTGGCTATTGCACAGGATCCATTTTTTAGATTCGTGTCAATGGTGTCAAAAAACCCCACAGATGACCCATCATTTAAGTTTACTGAACGTAGACCATCCTATCATAAGCGTTATGGTTATGTAACTGGATGGGGTGCTACTGAAGGTGCAATAGCGAGTACGGAGGCAACTCCAACTGCTAGCTTACTAGATGATGTGGGTGATGTAATCTGGCTGCAAATGAAAACTGATTATCAATCCGAAGGAAATATTCAAGGGATTTTAAATCAGGCTGACCTAACTGTAGGTTCAGCAGGCACAAAGCCTATTTTCTTTCTGCCAGGACAACTGGTCAAGATTCCATTGGTAACTACTGATGGTACAAACATAGACACTGCTGCAGAAGCATTTAACGTTAGCGATTACTTTGTAGGTAAGGTAGAAGAAGTTAATGACGATAGTGCTGACTCACTGTGTGTAAACCTGAAACTGACTGTCGTACGTGCAAAAACTGTAACTGCAGTTGATTTTGCAGGCTGGGGTGCTGCTACAACAGCAAACCAACCACTTGATGGTGCTGCAAATACAACAACTGTACATGCTTCATATGATCTTGCTACTGGAATAGAGCGTGCAAGATGTTATGTAGTGGGTACTGCACATGCTGAAGGTTCTGGATATCCTGAAACATGGAGAGACCAGCCTTTCTCAACTGGATTTGGATATACTCAGATCTGGAAGACAAGCATGGCAATGACCAATACTGCTCGTGCAACGTCTCTGAAGTATGACTCTAGCGAATGGGCTCGTGTATGGAAAGAAAAGCTGATTGAACATAAATGGGATATCGAACAAAGCTTACTTTTCGGATCACAAGCTTCCAATGGTGGTATTCAATACACTCAAGGTGCTGTTGATTACTGTCTCAGTCAAGGTAATGTATTTACTTGGACTGGTGCTAAAAGTCAAGATGACTTCTTAGACGATATGTCTAATTTCTTAGATCCACGTTATAATAGCGGTAATGCCACTGTATTCTTCTGTTCAACAGATGTATATAACTGGTTGCATAAAATTGGTGGATATGCACTTCAGAATTTAAATATAGGAAAACAAGCCACAGGGCTTGATGGAACTCATGCAGTTCTTAATCCTAGTGTTTATCAATCTGATATTGGCATATCTGGCAAGAAAAATGTACTCGGTCTTGGTGTTAGCGTTATCAACACTGTTTATGGCGATCTTAATATCGTACGTAATATTCACTTGGATGGCACAAATGTGAAAATCCTTGGATGTAATATGAAATATGCTAAGTATCGTCCGCTGGTCGGAAATGGTGTAGATCGTGATACTTCTATTTATGTAGGTGTGCAAACACTTGAAAATAGTGGTATTGACCGTAGGGTTGATCTAATATTAACTGAAGCTGGTATGGAATTCAGTATGCCTGAATGCCATGCTGTGTGGAAACAAGGTTAAGGGGGTAGATAATGGCTAATCCAATGTATGGACAAAATAAAGCTGATAATGCCTTAAATAATGTTGTTCTCAGCAGAGGTTATAAGAAAATCACAGCTGGCTTAACCTTAGATGGAAGCGAAGGTGGAATAATACACATTGCTGATACTGATGCATGTGCTATTGTTTTGCCTGAAATCACAGCAGCCTTAAATGGATTGGAGTATAAATTCATTATGGCTAATGATGCTGGTGGTAGTATTACTATCACTGCAACAGATCAAGCTGGTGACTTCTATCAAGGAACATTAGCGGTCAATTCTGTTGATGCTGATGATGGCTTTGCGGCAAATGGTTCTAGTAATAATATCATTACAATGAATGCTACTGCAACAGGTGGTCTTTTAGGTTCAGAAGTGAACTTACGAGCTGTCTATGGTATTGGCTGGATTGTATGGGGAAGTGTATACGGTACTGATACTACTGGTGCAACCCCATTTAGTGGTTAATAGTTACTAAACAAGAATGATGGATCCCACCTCTGAGTAGCTCCTGTCTGTCTCGGGGGTGGGTGAAATCTTAACAAGGAATTAAATGGCAACTTTTGAAGCACAAGTAGAAGCTTTAACTGGAATCGCAATTGATGGTTCTTCCGATCCAACTTTAACTGAATTATCAGTATTTTTACAAGATGGTGTGAAGGACGTTATTCATCGCATGATTGAAGCAAGACCAGAAGAACTCGCTAGATTTTGCAGTACTACTGATTCTGGGAGTAATGCTTTTGTAGCAAAAGTTGGGAAAATACTATCCGTTACGAGAGAGCATGATAGTACTTCAATACTTAGAAAATGCTCTCAAATAGATCCAGGTGATAGATATGATGCTACAGATACAGATAGTTTAAATTATCGTTCCAAGACAAATCCAGGATTCTATGAATTAAATGGAAAGATTCATACTGTCCCAATTGCTGCAGAATCTGGTGATAATAATGTAGTTGTAACTCAGCTTTTTTATGATACAGGAGTTGCCTATGGAGATGAAGTCCCAGACAACTTTCCTGAATCATATGCATATCTTGTGGCGCTATTTGCAGCAGTTAAATCTCTAGGCGCTAAAATGGGGGCCATAAGAGCTAGTTTATCTAGTTTTTCAGTGACTGCAGTACCTCCAGATATGCCAACGACAGCGACATCC